CTAAAAAATAAATTCTTGCCCCACATAAGCTTCATATTTACTTTGTTCATTTTCTATTATTTTAGGTGTGACATGCGAATAAATATTAGAAGTAATTTCGATACTTTTATGCCCCAATCTTTCTTGGATATATTTCATTTCTACTCCAGCTTCTAAAAGAAGAACGGCATGAGTATGTCTTAAGCCATGAACACCAATTTGAGGTAATTCCGCATTTTTTAGAATGCGATCTAAAACATTTTTCAATGTTGATTTTGGTATTGGTTTACCTGTAGTTGTAAATACAAAATCAAAAGTCTTATCATACCTAGCACCGAGTTTTAGCTTGCACTCATTTTGATAAGTTTTAAATGTTTTTAGTACAGAGACAAGTCTATCTGAAATGGTAATTGAACGCACAGAATCATAAGTTTTCGTTTTACCTATTAGGTCTTTACTATTCTTCTGTCCTGTAGGAGTATAAGCATGATAATTTATAGTTCTATCGATGTGAATCATTTTCTTATCTAAATCAATATTTGTGTCCCACTCTAATGCTGTTGCTTCGCCTTTGCGCATACCAGTCTCTACTAATGTATAAATTAATACATAATATATCATTTTGTCTTTGTGAGCCGAATTCAGTAATTTCGATACTTGTTCTTTTGTTAAGTAATTTTCTTTTATAGAATGTTGGTTGAAACGATCTGCAGCAATTAGAATTCTATTTGTGAAATCTTTGTAGACCATTTCTAAATCTATAGCACGTTTTATCGAATTGGACATTGTTGAATTAACAATCTCTACTGTTCGTTTGGAATAACCTTTGTTTATAAGGTGATTAATAAATTTTTGGTATTCGATTTTATTCATATCCGCTAATTTGATGTTTTTAAAATATGGGATGATGTGATTGTTAATATTGTTTTTATGAAGAATATAAGTGCTTTGCCCCACTTTTCCTTTTTTATAAGTCTCTAGCCACTCAATTAAATATTCACTTAATAGAGTTTTTTTGCTGTCAGCAGCCATTCCGTGAAACAATTGACGTTCCCGTTCATTAGCATGAAAGGTAGCTTCCTTTTTAGAGTCAAATCCACCTTTGCTTATTTCTCTCTTTTTTCCAGTAGTTTTATCGACATATCGGATACGATATTCCCATTTTTTGCCCCGCTTTCTGAAAGTTGCCATATGATATCCTCCTTTATATTCGTGACATAGCATCTTATGTGGGATATGTCACTCTCGAACTTAATTAGAATAATATCACGACAACCTAATTAATGTAAAAATAAAAAAGAGAGGGGCTGATACCCTCTCTTCTTTAAATTGTAAAAGAAAGAAAATTTTACAATTTGAAATTGGAAATGATTTCTTTTATGATGAAATCAAATCATAGTATTTCTTTATTTTCATGTAGCATTTTCACATACAACGAAACTTGTTTTGCAAAACGTCCTTTCTGACGACCATCAAGCTCCTCATAAGCTTTTTTGACGTCTTTTTGCAATAATGATAGTAATGCATCATCTTGTTCGTTCTCGAACCCGAGAAGCGTGTCTGTAGATATGCGAAAAATAGATGCTAAGGTTTTGATACTTTCGACATCCGGCTGATGACGATCTGTTTCCCAATGTTTCATTTGACCATGACTAAAGCCATATTTATCAGCAAAATCTTCTTGAGTTAAACCTGTCTTTTTTCTAAAGAATTTAATAGTTTGTCCTAAAGTTCTCATACTTTGAGTATAGTTATTCTAACATTTGCATACCACAAAAGTTAGATATACTAACTTTTAAAGTTAAAAAGTTAGATTTTCTTGAATTGAAAATTTCATATAGAACAAATGTTTGTTTAGTGGTAAAATATGCATATGGTTAATTCATGCGTCGTATGCAAATTGCATATTTTATTTTCATGTCAGCTGATAAACGTTGATATAAAGCTATTTTCCAACTTTCTCAATATTTATCAGATAACTCTATGACCGAATTTTGGGAAATTTGTGTTATTATGAAAACAAATAAAATAAACGGACGTAAAAAAAAAGACCCACGGTGTAAGTAGTGTTGGAAGCACTCTTACACTGCCCCCTAAGTGCCTAGGGAACATTGTCGCGGATCTTGTACATACATATTATATCACAACTTAGAGTGAGAGTGACACGTTTTCCTTTTATGTAAGAAAATGGGGTCGACGTGTCTTTTTGTCCATAAGGAGGACAAAATGAAATATTGGTTAGCTAATATCATTGATCAAATTGATTTTCAAAAGAAAAACAGGGAAAAAATAGCTAAATCACTAGGGATAAGTGGACCTGCATTCTCGAAGAATTTGGCAGGGAAAAGTGAATTAGGATTTTTGAACATGATAAAGTTAGTTGAAGATTTATATGAAGATCCGTTAGAAAAGAATTATATGATTCATGAATTTTGCAAAAGAACCAATAGCAAAAAGAATATGAGGATAGCCATGGAGTTCGGAAATGCTTTAGGTGATTTAGAACTGCTTAGAATTGCAATTCAAAAAGGTTTCGAATCCAATAATGCAAAAACTTACGAATGGGCACATGTATATGAACTTGTATGGTTAAGAGCAAAGGGAATTTTGACAACCGACAAATTCTTAGAAGAAACCGAGAATAGAAAAAAGAGTAAAGCCCTTAAAAATAACGAAACTAAAATAATGTTTGATATATTAACTTTGTACTCAATGTATGATTGTAGGGATTTTAAGTTTTTAAATGGATATACAGAAACCTTACAATTAAAAATAACAGAGCTTCCCAGTCAATTTATAAAAGATTTATATGGAAATCGTATCAAAGAATGGCTTGCTTATGCGTTGTTGATGGACGAACAAATAGAAGAGTCCAGAGAATTATGCCACAGTATATTGAACACTAATGATGAGTTTGGATATTTACGATTATTAAAGGTTTCTGCACTGGGGTATTTAGGTGAATCACATGTTGAAAATTATGAACAATCTTTGTGGTATTTAAATAAAGGAATTGAAATTTTAGACCAATGCCATTATGAAAAAGCAAAAAAACGCAAAAAAGAATTTTTGAATATGAGATCCTATATTAGAATGATTCATCGAAGAGATATGAATGATTTGCAAATATTTGATGTAGGAGAGGAAGCTCTCCGGTGTATAGTGATGGGAGAAAAAGAAAAAGCGATCATTATATTAAGAAGGCATGAAAAAGAGAATGGTATCCTTTCGCCGATGAAATTATGTTATTTAGGAATGGCGTTAGAAGATAGGAAACTACTAGAAAAGTCAATTGAAGCATTCCACTCTCAGGGATGCAAATTTTATAGTTATTTACCTCGAAAGATATTGGTAGATATTAATAAAAATGGTATAATATACAGGGGTGATGTTAAATGAAAAAAGTACTAGCTTTGGTAACAACTGTGGCTTTAGTTGGAGCATTATATATTTCTCCTGCTAAAGAACAAAAGGAGCAGCCTAAACAAGTGGCAAAGGAAGCTAAAACTCAAATTATGCTTAAGATGGACCCTGGGACAGGGATGGGTTGATAATGCAGTCCCATGGTTATATAAATAGATTGAATGCGATTGTCTCATAAGGAGGCAATCGCATTCGTCGTTTATAGAGTCCTTAACTAAATTTAAAATTTGAATATTAGTTAATCATTGTGATTTTGTTCACAAACTATATAGAAAAAATGGGGGTTCTAGGGATGAAAAAAGAGAAATTAGAAAACGTGGTAGTAACAGAGGTTGAAGAATTTGAATCGGAATTATTAAAGGTAATAAAAGCAGCACACGAAGGTGACAAAGAATCTCTTGAAATTATATTAAAAATGAAACAGGCGATTGTCAGCTTCTAAAGCTATCAATCGCCTGTTATTTTCATTAAGTCTTTAAATAATTTCATGATTTCTTTTTGTTTTTCTGGATCTTTTTCTCTAAATTGCATTATTAGTTCTTCGAATTCATCTTGGGCACTTGTAATGTGATTTTTCTTATCAGATTCACCAAGTACATAAGCTACAGATACCTTCGCTAATCTAGCTATTTTTATTGCCATCTCTTTAGAGGGCCCTTTTTCATTATTAACATTTTCCCACATTGATATGAGAGGCTTACTTACTCCTAACGCTTCAGAAAATTCTCTTTGGCTCATTTTTAACATTTCAGTCCTAATTTCTTTTACCCTCCGACTAATCAATTCAAAATTCATAGTAAAATTCTCCCCTTCTACTTTGCCGTAAATATTCCTATATAGTGTGTTACTGTAACACTAATACAGTAACTTTCTATATAAAATGTAACAGAAAAGTTAACTCTAAGACAACCTTTTTAAAAAAATTAAAATATAGGGTTTACTTTAAGTTAACCCTTGTGTATACTCAAGGTAACGAATTAAACAAAAGGTGATGACATGATAAAACTTAATAAAGAGAAGGTGAAAGCCTTAAGGGAACAACATGGTTATAGCCAACATCATGTGGCTAAATACTTAGGTTACACGCATAAAGGAGCTTACTCACTGTTGGAATCTGGAGATCGACAACCTAGCGTTTCTAAACTAGGTATGTTAGCTAAGTTATACGAAGTGAAAGTAGATGATTTACTAGTAGGTTAACCAATAGTTATCTTATTTTTTTATCAAAAGGTTAACTTAAAATTAACCCTAGAGGAGAGAGAAAATGAATCAATTACAAGATTTGCGCCATCCAGTAAGCGAGTTTGTTTTTACAGAAGGAAATCAAGTGGTTACAGACAGTTTAACAATGGCTCAAATGTTTGGAAAAGAACATAAAAATGTAATTCGAGATGTTGAGGTCCAGATAGAAAAATTGATTGAAGCAAATGAAATGGAATGGGGGCAGCTCAACTTTGAGCATACCCAATACCAGCATCATCAAAATAAACAATGGTATCCAAAATTCAATCTTACAGAAGATGCATTTGCAATTGTTGCAATGAGCTACATAACACCAGAGGCGATGAAAATGAAAATTAAGTTCTTACAAGAATTTAAACGAATGAAAGAACATATTCAAAAGTTGCAGCAACAACCGAAAAGTGTTGAGGATGCAATTATCCACAGTATGACTGAATTAAAACAAATAAAATCACGACAAGATCATACGGAAGAAGAAATGAACAAAATGAAACTTCTAGTAGATAACGAACTATGGCTTACTGAGCAACACAAAGGAGCTGTGCAACGAAAAGTAAAACAACGTGTTTTTGAACTTAAAAAAGAAGGTTATGTTAATGCATCGTATCAGGGAATATACGGCGCACTGAAAAGACATTTTGGTGTAGCTAAATACGATAAAATTCCAAGGAAATATTATCAAAATGCTATGCGATTTATCGCAGGATGGTATCCGCCAGAAAGACCTAGTTCATTAGATGATTATATTTCTTAATAGACAAAATTAAAATTTTACAGAAAAGGAGATCCGAAAAATGATTAGTGTTCAAGTCGATGAAAAAGAAGTAAGAAATCTTTATCTTGCAAAAGTTGAAGAAGTAGTTAAAGAAATCGATGCAGAGTTAGTGTATTGGGACGCTAACGAGTTAAAAAGAAGAACTTGTATGGGATGGAATACCATTCAAAAAACATTCTTTTTTGATCCTAGATTTCCGAAACACAAAGTAGGAGGTAAATGGTATTTCCCAGCTCAACGAGTAAAAGAATTCTTGTTGCAATGGATATCAGAACAATAAGGAGGTGATCTAGTGGAAGATACAACATCATTAGTAGCATTCGCAACGTTTATCGCATTTAGTGTATTGCTACTTTACATTACTTACGAACCGATAAAAAGATGGGCTTGGAGTGACGTAAAACAAAATAAAAAGACCCACGGCAATGGGTCCTTTAAGAAAAAACACTTGTTATAAGTATATCACGGAAAGTAGGGAAATAGTACATGCGTTTAACTGAATATCAAGTGCTATTACCTAATAAATTCTGGAACTTAGCAGAGAGCAAGGATGAATTAAAGGAAATGATTGAACAGTATTTCAAAGTTGGTTATCCGCATTATGAAATTCAACGAATAATCAAAAGTGGACAAGCATATGTGGCAGTTTGTATTAGGAGGTAAATATTTATGGCAAACGTAGTAACTGAAATTGGTGGATTAAATTTCAAAGGTAATGTAGTGGATCATGAATGGTTTAATTACATCACTTTTAGTAATGGTAAGCCTCACATCGTAGCAATTATGGTATTGAGCGAAATCGTCTATTGGTATCGTCCTACAGTTATTCGAGATGAATATACTGGCAAGGTTACTTATAAGAAAAAATTCAAATCAGATAAGTTACAAAAGAGTTATCAGCAATTAGCAGAAACATTTGGATTTTCAAAACTACAAGTTAAACGAGCTTGTGATTTGTTAGTGGATATGAACTTAATCGTAATCGAATTTAGAACAATCATTGTAAATGAAATCACTTTAAATAATGTAATGTTCGTTGAGCCTAAAGTAAGTGAAATAAAAAGCATATCAAGTATGTATCAACAAGTCGAAGAAGACCCTGTTGACTTTGAAGTAAAGAGGGTCTTCACTTCAAAATCAGGTACCTCTTCACATGAAAGTAATGAAGCTCCTGACTTTAAAGTAAAGACAAATACAGAGATTACTACAAAGAATACTACAGAGAATGTAAGTAGTAGTAGCATCTTCTCTTTCTACGAAAATAATTTCGGTATTTTAAATTCATTCATAGCCGAAAGTATTTCGCAATGGGTAAATGATACAAGCGAAGAACTTGTACAAGCAGCTATGGAACGTGCATTGAAACAGCAGAAGAAGTGGAATTATGCGGAGGGTATTTTAAAACAGTGGGTTAACAAAAACATTCGTAATTTAACTGATGTGAATGCAGCAGAAATAGAGTTTAAAAACAAAGGTAAAAAAGGAGAGAAAAACAATGCAAGCAATAAAAAAGATAGTAGCTTCATCGAAAAATACGACTTCAAGAAACGCTAGTCAAAGATATGTATTGTCTCCTAATAGATGCACGAATGTCTTTTTAGTAGGAAAAGAAAAATTTAAAGACGTTTGCAGTAAACGCATGTTGATAGATATAGAAACAAATGAGGAGTTTTGTCCTCAATGTAGATCGGTAGAAAAAGAAGATCAGAAATTAGCTATAGAGACACTAGCTATAAAAAAGAAAAACGAAATCATTCATTTATATGATTCATTTGCTGATAACAGCTTAATAAATGACAAACTAAAGAAAGCTACATTTGAAAATTATGTGCCAACTAAAAAAGAATTGGCTGATGCAAAAGAAACTATCATGGATTTTGTTACTTCATTCAATAAAGAAGAACCAACAAGCATGATAATAACGGGTGATTATGGAGTAGGGAAAAGTCATTTGTGTGTGGCAGCCACTAAAGAACTTATGAAAATGGGTCACAGTGCAATGTTTATTCAAATGAATAAGCTATTTACCAAAATCAAATCGACTTGGAATAAAAACAGTGAAATGACAGAGGACAAGCTTATGTCCCTTCTAGTAAAAGTTGATGTCTTGATTATCGATGACTTTGGAGCGGAATTTACGGAGAAAGATAAAGAGGGCGTCACTTGGAAGCAAACGAAGACAAACGAAATCGTAGATAGCCGTATAGGTAAGAGTACTTTGTTTACTACTAATTTTAATATCGGTGAATTAGCAGGAATGTATGGAGAACGTGATTTTAGTCGGATGATGGAAAATGCCGAAATGTTAGAAATGCATGGTGATAATTATAGATTACGCAATTTTAAAAAGGGGGAATAGCAATGTGTGCATTATGTCATGATACAGGAATTATTCGCAAAGAAACTTATCCAGGTGTAACCCTAACGGAAGGGTGTAACTGTGAAGTAGCTAAGCAACAGCAAGCAGAAAATGATAAGCGTTGGCAAGCATGGTTAATAAAATTCGAATCAATGAAACAAGAGTTACAACGTAATAAACAACAAAAAGTTAGTTAACAAGGGGGAGAAAGCTATGAAAAACACAGGTGTCGCAAGAAAAGTGGACGAGCTAGGGCGTGTAGTAATTCCAGTAGAGTTACGCAGAACTATAGGGATTGCTGAAGGAACGGCACTAGGATTTCATGTTGAGGGTGAAAACATCGTTTTAAGAAAACAAGAAAAGTCATGCTTTGTAACAGGTGAAGTTTCTGAATCAAACATGGAATTACTGGGCGGTCGAATGTTTTTGAGTAAGGCGGGAGCAAGTGAGTTACTTGATGCTCTTGAAAAGAGTGTGAAGGTACATGCCTAAGCAACTAAATATTTTCGATGTAGAGCCAGCAATTTGTGAGTTCGATGTAATGAAAGCAAATGTGAAAAGAGGAACTGGACGCAATACATACGCTGATGTACGCGTCCAAGTTCCAAAGAATGCAAAGTGTACGGATGAATTACCACGCACGACTAAACAAGATGATTGTTATGACATCTTTGAACAATATGTAATGGCAATTTGGAGGTTTCAACGAGCTGTAGATAAGTTTTTTAACTGGGATACAGCTGAAGAATTGTGTAAGGCAGCAAGGGATAAGAAAGAAATTATCCCGGTAAGGATTTATTTAGGGAGTGGCTTTAAACCTGATGTTGTCGAGTACATGCGGTAGTAAAAGGGAGAGGGACATATGAAAAAAATAGAAATTGATGTTAGCAGCAACAAGCTTTTAATAGTGAAGGACGGAAATGTAACAGCAGTAAATCCACCAATGAGCGGATTTGGTGAGCAAGTCGCGGTTTGGGTAAACGGTAAAGTTGATCGTGTGGATACTAAGTTTACTGAAAAGATAAAATAATCATTCTTAGAAAGTAGGTTCGCTTATGAGTGTAGCAAGAAATCATGAGGCGATGAAGGAATCAAGGTTGAAAATTTACATCGCTTTAGAAGAAGCTAACTTCATTTGGGATGAAAGAGATGTAGTTCGTTTTCGTGAAATGTGGAGTCAGGGTATGAGTTTACCAAAGATGGCAAAAGCGTTAAGGAGACACCAATCAGAGGTTGCACTCCTTGTAATAGATCAGGCTGATAAGTATTTAATTGAAAATCGTCCGATAGGATTAGGAATTTGCTAAATAGGAAGGGGAAAACAAAATGAACGTTATGGAAAATGGTGTATTGGAAGCAACTAAATTAATTAGTGAAGCAAGAAAAGGTGAACAGGTTATAAAAGAAGCTACGGTTTTACAGATTGCAAGCATTTTATCAATCGATGAATTAAACGATTATCAAGAAGCGGCATTACGTACTTGGAATAACAAAACTGATTTTGGAGGACGTGTTTCAAATGCAGCTTTAGGGCTTACAGGTGAAGCTGGTGAAGTTGCTGATATTGTTAAAAAAGCAATTTATCATGGACATGGTTTCCAACCATCTCATTGTCCAGGAGAAGAGGACGGAAATACTTATAAATTAGCTTTAGAGCTTGGAGATATTCTGTATTACTTATCGATTATGGCGCATGAACTGGGTTATACGTTACAAGATATTGCTGAAATGAATATCGCGAAATTAGCTAAAAGATATCCGGATGGATTTAGTCGAGAAGCAAGTCAAGCACGTGTCGATGTAAAGTAAAACCAATTTTGAATTTTGTTAAGAAAAAGTGAGTGAGAGATGGAACTATAGAATGCCAATATTGGGAATCTATGAAGTATTAGTATGTTTTGATTGGTTGTTTTTTAACCTTTTATAGGCAATTTCATATATTGTAGGGCGCAATATTGAAAAATTATGAGGAGTTGAAAAAATGGATTGCTTTAAAAAAGGTAAATTTATACCATTTCCATGTGCTTTACCAATTCTTGAAGCTGGCCCGACTGGTTCAACTGGTCCAACTGGTCCACCTGGATCAGCTGGAGGCCCGACCGGTCCAACTGGTCCAACCGGCCCGCAGGGTTTACAAGGGATTCAAGGGGTTCAAGGGAATCCGGGAACTACTGGACCTCAAGGAATTCAAGGATTTCAAGGGATTCCAGGGGTTTCAGGTCCTATTGGTCCTATTGGTCCTACTGGACTTCAAGGAGTTGAAGGAATTCAAGGAATTCCTGGCATTCCAGGTCCAATGGGCCCAATAGGACTAACTGGCCCAACTGGACTTCAAGGGATTCAAGGGATTCAGGGAGTTCAAGGTATCCAAGGCATTCAAGGTGATGTAGGCCCAACTGGCCCTCAGGGTATTCCTGGTATTCCAGGAGTTACTGGCCCGACAGGCTCTCAAGGTGCTACTGGAGTTACCGGCCCTTCCGGAGGCCCACCAGGTCCAACTGGTTCAACCGGTCCAACGGGTCCAGCCGGAGGCCCACCAGGTCCAACCGGTCCAACGGGTCCAGCTGGAGGTCCAACAGGATTAACTGGCCCGACTGGTCCGACTGGCCCAACTGGACTTCAAGGGATTCAAGGGGTGCAGGGTACTCAAGGTATTCCAGGTCCAACTGGTTCACAAGGAATCCAAGGAGTTCAAGGACTTCAAGGAATACCAGGTATTCCAGGTCCAATGGGCCCAACAGGACTAACTGGTCCAACTGGTATTCAAGGTATTCAAGGTATTCAGGGGAATCCAGGTCCGACTGGTCCCTTTGGTCCGACTGGTCCGACAGGGCTTCAAGGTATTCAAGGCTTACAGGGTATTCAAGGTATTCCAGGTCCAACCGGACCTCAAGGAATCCAAGGCCCAACAGGACCTGCTAGCACACTTTCCACAAAAGCTATTCTTTTTGGGGGGACTAATGCAGGATTTCAACGTGTATCTGGATCACCTGGTGCAGATTCTCAAGTCATTCCTTATGTAACTAGCGGATCTGGTAGTGCTGTAGGTCTTTCTGCTTCTATAAGTATTAATAATTTACCAATAGGAGTATATACAATGCAAATATGTAAAAATGTTCCTATCAATCTTGCTGTGCCGGGGCCTGGTCAAGTAATATCTACAATTATTTTTACAACTACAGCAGTGATTAGTGGGACTATTATACTGACTATTAATTCTTCTGATATTGGTGCACAACCTGTAAAAGTATTTAATCCTAATTTAGTTATAGCACCTGCCACAGTTGCTTGGAGTAGTACAATACCTGGTGACATAGTTACAAGAGGTGATGCAATATCACTTTTTATAACGCCAGGTATTACGCAAAATGCTGTGTATACAATATTCCTTCATACAGGAATTTAAAGTTTATTTTATATGAATTTAAGCCCTTTAAATTGCAATGAAAAATTAAGTAACTTTAAAAAATGAGATATGTATCGGAGTCTTTTTATGTACAAAAGAATAAGAGATTTCTTCTGAACATCTAAAAGGAATCTCTTATTCGTAATCGGTAAATTAGGTTTTAGAAAAACGAAAAGATTTTGTATGAAAAATAAATAAAAGAATCCGTTCGTTACAAACGGATTCTTCACACAAGGTCTGCAAGAAACTCAAGGTAACTGGACCAGAGCACCATATAGAATTTCTTGTGATATTAATGTATTCAAGGAAGTCTAAAACGTTAATAGTAATTAAATAAAATCTATATTTAAATAAAAAGAGCGCTGATCGAGAGCGCTCCTTATACCTAATTATAAAGAAAGTGACGAGCTCCCATTATATAGAAAGGCAATATTATTGTATGACAAAGTATGAGATTAGTGAATGGATTGAAACAAAATCGTTATTTAAATAAAAGAAACCCCGTTTGTCTGCGGGGTTCCTAAGGGTAATTGTCAAGTAATGACGTACTCGACTAAATAACCATATCATGAATTTTTTGGTAAAAATACTGGTAAATGTGTCCAAATGGATGAGGGCATTATTTTGAACAAAAACGCTATTTGGGAAGGAAGGGGAAACGGGTATGCAACTCGATTTATTTCGTGAAATTGTAGTTGATAACTTCGCGGGAGGTGGCGGAGCGAGTACAGGAATTGAAATGGCGACAGGTCTTTCGGTTGATATTGCTATCAACCATGATCCTGCTGCTATTGCAATGCACCAGATGAATCATCCAGATACAGAACATTACTGTGAGAATGTTTGGGAAGTGGATCCTAAGAAAGCTTGTAGAGGTCGAAAAGTAGGTTTAGCCTGGTTCAGTCCTGATTGTACTCATCATTCAAAAGCGAAAGGTGGAAAACCTGTTAAACAAAAAATTAGAGGACTTGCTTGGATTGCAGTAAAGTGGGCTATCGCGGTGAAACCTAGAGTGATAATGCTAGAGAATGTAGAGGAGTTTAAAGACTGGTGCCCTTTAGATGAAACTGGGAAGCCGAGAAAAGATTTAAAAAGCGCTACATTTAGTAGTTTTGTAAAAGCACTAGAATCATTGGGATATGAAGTCCAATTTCGAGAATTACAAGCTTGTGATTATGGAGCGCCTACTATACGTAAACGATTCTTTATGATTGCCAGATGTGATGGTAAAAAAATTGTTTGGCCAAAACCTACTCATGGTGATCCACAAAGTCCAGCAGTTCAACTCGGGAAGTTAAAACCCTGGAGAACATCTTCTGAGATTATTGACTGGTCAATTGGATGTCCTTCTATATTTGATCGTAAAAAACCATTAGTGCCAAACACTCTAAAACGTATTCAAAAAGGCTTAGAGCGATTTGTAATCAATGAGGAAAAACCATTTTTGGTTCCTAATGAACATAAAGCAGCGTTCTTAATCAGTTATTACACGGAGCAGTCAGATAAAGAAGTAAGAGGATTATCATTAAATACACCACTTCACACAATTACAGCTGGTGGCAATCGATTCGGTCTAGTTACAGCATTTCTAACAAAGTACTATGGTCAAGGTGTTGGACAGGGATTGAATGAACCGCTACATACAATAACTACTAGAGATCGATTTGGTTTAGTAGCAGTAAAGTCTGATGGTTATGCTATTTCAGATATAGGACTTCGAATGTTACAACCGCATGAATTGTTTGCTGGACAAGGATTCCCGAATAACTATATTCATAATGTTGGTACAAAATCAGATCAAATAAGACGAGTAGGTAATAGTGTTCCACCTCCATTTGCTGAACACCTGGTAAGGGCGAATCTTCCTGAAATGTGTGCCGCAGCGGAAGGTAATAAATTTAAACAAGCAGCTGTTATGTAGTTTGTTATAAAAATTTCATTTTGTAGAAAAGAGAGGAATTAGGATGAACGATTATTATCTTGTTAGAAAAGGGAGATTATGGGTAAGCGATGCAGGAACGACGCATGATGATATGCAAGCCCCGTTCGATGTAATTACAGTGTCGGGTGAAAAGAGGCTGGCAAAAAAATTCAAGTCAAAAGCATCAGCAACATATTGTGCAGAAGTTTTAGGATTTATCCTTATTGAAGTAAAGGTTGAGATGAAAGAAATTGAAACTGAAATAGCTAGTTATTCATAATAAAAAGCAGCTAGCAAATGCTAACTGCTCCCCAGAAAAACGTTAAGAAGGAAGTTCAGAACTCAAGTGTATTTATAGTATGAACAAGATTTTGGGATTTATTCAAGGAGGAATGGATATGGTTGATGAATTTGAAGCGTTATTTACCAAAGTGGCCCAAGTACAAGGTGATCAAGAATTAACTTGCAGTTGCACAGAGTGCTATTGGAATATGTATTTTCCTAATCGTAATAACTCGAAGGAATGTGTATCAGAAAGCTTAGCAGATTTCAAAATGACACCTAATTCAACTGAATGTAAAGGATATTGGGATTATACAGAAGCGTGTGGCCATCCGAAACGATAAAAGAACAGCTAGCAAAAGCTAACTGCTCATATAAGGAAATCGGAGAAAGATAACCATGTGTCTACAGTATTGACGGAATATTGAGTTTTATTCAGGGGAGGAAGATTAAGATGAGAGAAATTAAATTTCGTGCGTGGGATAAAGAATTTAAACAATTCAGTGATATGGCACTTAATTATAAAATTGCGGATATAAATTACTACACCGATTACGAATGGATGCAATACACAGGGTTTAAAGATAAAAACAATAAAGAAATTTATGAAGGCGATATCGTAGAGTATGACGGCTGGTTTTACATCATTAAATGGGACGAAGAAGAAACAGGGTTCTATATGCATGATAAAAACAATTATGAAGATGATCATTTAAGAATGATTGATATAAGTGTAGGCGAAGTAATGGGGAATATCTACGAAAATCAAAACCTAATAAAATAATCCTTTTAATAGAAAGTGAGGTTAGCAGAATGAAACCTTTGAAGAAAAGAAAAATTAGAAAAGCATAAAGTCAATAAAGCTTGGAGAAACATTTTTGTACAAGCTGGTATTTTAAAGTGAACGCAAACAAAATACAGTCCGGCTAGAAAACTAGAGGACACCAATTCATTAGAGCAGTTATTAAAGCTGTTTTAAGAATAGGTGTCCTTTTTATTTTGAAAAGGGAGATGGAGAAATGAAGGTGTTAAAGGATCAGCTACGTGAATGGAAAAAGCAATCGGATCAAACGAAAAAGAAAACTAAGAAAAAACGAAAAGAGAAATTAAGTACTCGTGAAATTGAGGATTTAATGGGAATGCATAGACCTTGTTACGAACGTAGACGTGGAGCTTTAAGACAAAAGTAATTTAAAAATAAAAAGGAGTGGTCTTACATGACTAAACAATTATCTTTCTTACCGAAAATCGACAGAACAGCAACACAGAAAAAATTAGAAGGTGTTCTCGAAAGTGTACGTTTATATAGACAGTTTGGAATGATGCGTGAAGAAATGAAAGTCACTCCTTCTTATGAAATTAGATATCACGGACCTACAAATGATGTAGGAAAGCCATTAGAAGATGTAGCGATGGCTAATATACAACAAAGTAAGCGAGAAGAGTGGGTTAAGCAAACTTCATTTCGTATTGACCAGTTTCTTAGTCGTTTGGGTAATGGACGTGCAGGAAAGGATCAAAGAAACATCATCATTAAGCGTTATTTAGAAGATGAAGATGTATGTGATTATATGGTATATAACGAAATCGGCATGAGTGAGCGTACATATCGACGTGTTAAGGCCAGAGTATTTTATAAACTTGCTTTTGCTCTTAGATTAGAAGTTTATGAAACTGAAGAAACTGGAGGTAATGAATAATGAATTTTGTGCAACCGATACGTGATCCAGAGCAAATACAGCATATTAAAGAGCATTTAAGGGAAAAGAGCGAACGTAATTATATATTGTTTGTAATGGGAATCAATACAGGTTTACGTATTAGTGACATTCTAAAGCTAAAGGTTGGAGATTTAAAGGGAAGCCACATCTCAATGCGTGAAATGAAGACAGGTAAACAGAAACGCATTCAAATTACAGCAGCATTAAGAAGAGAGTTAAAGTGGTACATCGAAGATATGGAAGATGATGAATATCTAATTAAGAGTAGGCAAGGAAAGAATCGACCAATAGGAAGAAGTATGGCTTATAAAATACTTAGCACTACAGCAGCTGAGTTTGGTTTAGATGAGATTGGAACACATACACTACGTAAAACGTTCGGATATCATATGTACATGCAGACAAAGAATATAGCCTTACTAATGGAGATATTTAACCATTCTAATCAACGAGTAACATTACGATATATAGGGGTAAATCAAGATGCAATGGATAAAGCAATGACTAGATTTAAAATCTAATCATTGCTTTATTCTTTTTAATTTTATACAGTTACTCATTTTTATTGTGTTGTGTAACTCAAAAAAGAAAGTGTTATGAAGTTATGAATATCAAGGGCTGGAGCGTTTGGCTTAGTTACACAAAATATAAGATATGGGTAAGTCATATATGGAATGAAATTCATTTTTCTGGTATTATATATGAAAGGGGAATTTAAATTTCTTTATGATTTGTTAGGAGAAGGGGTAAGAATTGGAAAGCTTACAATTACAAAGTTTACAAGAAACTAAACCACACTGTTACTATCATGAGATAAAGCAGATTATTATTGACATCTGTGATTTTCATAATAAATTCTCAGCAACGTGGATAGATAAGAATAAATCAAGTGATTTAGAATTTCTAAACTTAAATAAGAAACAAGTTAGAGAAGTTACTGATATTTACGAAGAAAGAGAAGTGTTTTTCCCGAAGGATGAATTTAATCGTCTTTTAAAAAATTACATGAATGAGTTAAAACCTTTAGCAATAGATTTCGAGATGGCATATAATTATGAGCATTTTGATATGAGATCTCGTGGGAAAGATTTTGATTCGATAATGAACAAATTACAATATTATACTACTGGAAAAGAAGGCAATGGAGTTGCAGGAGCCTTTAAGATTAATAAATGTTTGAATGACCTTTTCGGTATTCGAATAGTTATTGAGAATTTTGACCATAATTGTGAATACTTTTATCAAATTTGTGAACCTGTAAAAGATAAATATAAAATACGTATAATTAACTCATCAAAAAATGACTATAGAGCAACGCATGTTTATTTTTATGGTGGAAATAATAAATTTTTTCCTTGGGAACTACAAATATGGAATGCAGATGATTGTAAATCAAATGACATTTCACATGGATTACATAAACGCTCATATACTGAATGGGCAAAAATTTATAAGAATACAAAAGAAATTGAAGGAGGTGCTTAATTATGGCTTATCACTTTATTGCAGTTATGAGTCACTATTCGCATGGGGGACGAATTGCTTGGCATTATTCTGCTGATTCTCGACTTGATAAAGAATATATTCAAGGTTTCTTTAAGAGGGTAGAAGGGAAATGTGGAGAAGTACAATTAGGCATTCATAGATTAGTAACTGATTCTACTGGTTGGGATTCCGTAGTGCAAAAAGATTCTTTCTTTGAAGATGTGTATAGAACTCCAGATATTGATACTTTTATTGGAATGGTTGTTCAGGGTCAAGAGTTAAGTCCTACAGACGTTTCAAAATTCATACTATCAATTTTGCCATCTTCACACCTTAAATTACAAAAATTACTTTATTATTCATATGCAGAATTCTTGATACAAACAGGCGCTAAATTATTTAAAGAGCCATTAGTAGCCTTTAAATATGGCCCTGTAGTTGAAAGTGTTTTCCATAAGTATAAAGTTCATGGCTCTACAGTAATTGATTATAAAGAAGATGAGACAATTTGTTATTCAACAGAATCATTAGCTATTACACCTTCTATTATGAAGGTGACATCTTCAGAACATGGTGAAGAGGCAGTGGCGTGCATTTTAAATGTATTAAAAAAGTACGGTGGATATAGCGCGGGAGAGTTAGTTGATAAGACACATCAAGCGGGAGGTCCTTGGGATAGAGTGTTTAGGCCAGGTGCTAATCGTGAAATTCCTGATGGTTTAATTGTACGATATCATCAGGAAGTTAATTGATTTTGAGAGCATCCTTTCGAGGGTGCTTTTTTTATTGCATTATTTTTGGGGGAAATAAGTGGCAGAGTCGTGACCGCTTTTTGGCAGGAAATGTGCCGGTTGTTTTGGAATCAACGTGATATATTTGTATTGTGAGAAGTGGCGGAAAACATGACTCACTATGTTGTTTCTAAAATTCTAAACGGCTTCATAATGACGGCACATAAAATCCGAAACCAGCAGATGGTACTGATTGAATGTTACCGTTAATAAGGAGAGCTTTTGCTCTTCTTTGAGCTAACAACATCCTAGGTAGATGGAATGAGGGGAACCTGATAAGTTTGCCGATAGTGTCCGTAGTGGTTGTTAGCTGAGAGAAGAATAAAACTTCACATACCGTAATTTAATTGTAAATAAATAATTGTTCTTAAAGCATCCATTCGGGTGCTTTTTATTTTGGAGGAGGATGAAGGATGGATGGAAGGTAAAACAATAACACTTAAACCTTTAAAGCAATATAAGATTGATCCGAATAAAATTCAATCATTAGATGATGTAATTACTATTTTAAAAAATGTAACGATATATGTTAATGGTGAAGAAGCGTTAGAAGGTCTTGAACATTTAATCGAAAAGGATGACGAGTAGTGATGATTGTGATTGCTTGCGGAAGTACATTAGGTGAAGTCTTTGATACATTACGTAAAGCTTTTATTGATACGAGCAAACAAATTCAAGAATTTAATGAGCTAATCAAAGAAGCTTTTATATATGAGGAAGAACCAAAATACAAAGAACATATTAACCTTCCTTTTAGGCCTATTAAAGTAATGAAGTCACAAGTAATTGATCGTAAGCCTAAATGTATTAGAGCAAGGACAGTTTGCTGAAAGGGGTGAGGATAGATGCAAGTCTACTGTTCCAACTGTAATAAAGATTACGATATGCAACCACAGGTAGTACAACTTCCTAATCGTATTGAGAAGTGTTACTTCACTTGTCCTCATTGTGGACATGAACATGTTGCTGCATATGTGAACGATAAGATTCGTAAACATCAAGCTGACATTGCAAAGTGTCATGAGCGTGTTAACAAGAGGAACATCGATATCGAGAATGAAATGAAACGGTTGAGGAAGAGGATGGAAGGTGCCAAGTAAACCATTCAAGCCGTGTAAGTCGTTAGGTTGCAATGAACTGACACGGGATACGTATTGCATTAAGCACCAAGATAAAGTACAGGAGACCACAAGATACTATGACAAACACATACGAAACAAAAGCTCACGTTCATTCTACAACTCTAGATTGTGGAAGGATATGCGTGAGTTTATTTATCGTAGAGATCATGGCTTATGTGTTCAATGTAGAAGCAATGACATCATTAAGATAGGTGATGTAGTCGATCACATCATACCTATTCGAGTGGATTGGTCTAAACGATTAGAACCATCTAATTTACAAACACTCTGTCATGCTTGTCATAACAAGAAAACAAAAGAAGACGAGAAGAAAAACAAAAAATAATTCGAAAGAAAAAATTCATAAACAACCCCCCACCATGAAAAAGCAAAAGGCGACTCCTTGGAGACCGCCGCCTAGCTTTCCGTGCAAAAAGTTCGTTTTATTCTATAAAAGGGGGTTCGGCTGAAGGAGGTGGTTCTCATAGGAAGAAAAGCTAAACCAATTCATCTACATTTATTAGAAGGAAATACAAATCGATTAACAAAAGAAGAAATCGATCAAAGATTAGCGGCTGAAAAGAAGTTGCAAGCAAAAAAGGATAAAGTAAAACCACCAACATGGTTAGATTCAGCTGCTAAGAGAGAGTTCAAACGAATTGCAGGTGAATTATTGGAATTGGATGTTATTACAAATATAGATGTGAATGCACTAGCGACCTATTGTGATGCTTTTTCTGACTATGTTGAATGCACCAAGATCATTCGAGAAGAAGGACTACTTGTTGAATATACCAATAAGGCAGCTGAAACCAATAAAGTGCCACATCCACTACTCACAAAGAAAAAGCAATTACATGAGCAAATGAAGGCCTTGGCTGTTGAGTTTGGTCTTACACCAAGTGCAAGAGCAAAAATTGTAATTCCAAATATAAAACAAGGACCGAAAACTAGCGTAGAAAAGGAGTTTGACGTATAACATGATTAGACAATGGATGTTGGACTATTGTGATGATGTATTAAGTGGTGAGGTCGTTGCCTGTCAGAAACATAAACAAGCTTGTAAACGGTTTTTAAGAGATATCGAGCGTGAAGGTTCTGAAGATTTTCCTTATGTTTTCAATGAAGAAAAGGCACTTCGTTTTTTAAAATGGATGTCATTATTTAAACATACAAAAGGGAAATTAGCTGGGAAAAGGATTGAACCACATTCTATACAAATCTTTGTATTTAGCAATATTTATGGATGGATGCATAGAAATACGGGATTACGTCGATTTAAAAAAGCTTATTGGCAAGTAGGTCGTAAAAATGCAAAGTCGCAATCTTTAGCGTGCGTTGGCTCGTATGAAGCGATGGCATTTGGTGAGAATATGTCTGAAGTATATGTTGGTGCTACAAAAACAGAGCAAAGTAAAATTGTTTGGAATGAGATTAAGGCGCAGATGAATGGATGCGATGATTTAAAAGGGAAATTCAATATCGCTTATGGGAAAATTGAGCATTTAAAGACAAACTCTTTTATTTCAGCATTATCAAAAGATGCTGGCAAGTCTGGTGACGGTTTAAATGTTCAATGTGGGATTATTGATGAATATCATGCTCATGCTACTTCTGAGATTTATGATGTTCTTGTATCAGGTTCAGGTGCGCGACCCAATCCTTTAATGATGATTATTACAACGGCAGGATTCAATTTGAATAATCCGTGCTATCGTGTGGAATATCAATATGTTTCTAAGATTCTAGATCCGAATATTGATATTGAAAATGAAGAATATTTTGTAATGGTCAATGAATTAGATAAGGATGATGAAATCACAAATCCAAATGTATGGGAAAAGGCAAATCCTATTTTATGCAGCTATGAAGAAGGATGCTCTTTTTTAAAAGGGGAATTGCAATCAGCATTAGATGTGCCGGAGAAAATGCGAAATTTTCTTACTAAAAATATGAATCGATGGGTTGATATGAAGGAAAACGGCTACATGGACATGAAAAAGTGGAAAGATTGCGATGGAGCTGTTGAATTATCTGAATTAAAAGGTTTGGAATGTACAGTAGGAGTTGACTTATCAGCCAAAATTGACTTAACAAGCATTTCATTTGAGTTCAAGAAGGATGATAAGTATATTGTTTTGAGTCATAGTTTTATGCCAGAAGATACGTTAGCTGAGAAGAGACAAACGGATAAAGTTCCTTATGATCTGTGGGTACAACAAAAATGGATTACGACAACTCCTGGTGCGGTAGTTGATTATGAATTTATCAAAACACATATTAGAAACATGGAGAAAGAGAATAAGTTCAAAATTAAAGAAATATGTGCTGATCCATGGAATGCAACACAGTTTATGCAAGACATGGAAGCTGAAGGTTATACGATGATAGAGATACGCCAAGGGATGGCAACTTTATCAGGTCCTACAAAGGATTTTAGAGAACAAGTGTATTTAAATAAAGTCATCCACAATAACAACCCTGTATTAAACTGGGCAACTAGTAATGCTATAACGAGACAGGATGCTAACGAAAATATTATGTTGGACAAGTCAAAAGCAACAGAAAGAATTGATCCGATTGCGGCTGTAATAAACTCACATGTTCGTTGTATGCTCAATTCTGGTGAGATGGACTTAAATTCATATATCTTAAGTCAAGATTTCTCATTCTAGGAGGAATTACATGCGCTTTTTATTGTTTTTTATCAGTATTTTAGAAGATATTTTACTTATCTCTGGGTTGTCTATTATTGTCGGGACAACTTTTTTTATTAATCCAATTTACGGATGGTATCTATTGGGGATTATTCTCACAATGTTGGGGGTGGTAATGATAAGAAGATAGAAAGGAGGTGAAACTTTTGATTTTTCGACAGTTATTTAAGAATCAGGATACGACCGATTTGAAAAATCCGTCTCCTTGGTTTAAAAGTCTATTTGGTTATCAAGCCGCAAGTGGTGAAAAAGTGACAGTTGAATCATCATTAGGGGTTCCGACAGTATACCGATGCATTAACATCCTTGCAAACAGTGTTGCAATGCTTCCTTTTCAAGTCTTCAAAAAGACAACAAAAGGAAGAGAAAGAGATAAGATGCACCAAGTATCGTTCGTTTTGGAAAGACGACCCAATCCTTATCAAAGTCCATTTAAATTCAAACATTTAATCGAAACACACCGTAATACATGGGGAAATGCTTATATCAATATTCACTGGGGCGTGGATGGCAGACCAAAAGAATTATGGGTATTGAATCCAGCTGTCACAACTCCAATTGTTGACTTGAAGACGAATAGATTATGGTATTTTACTAGTTTACCGGACGGCGCACCTGTAAAAATACCAGATGATGATATTATTCATCTCACTACATTGTCTACTGATGGTTTGAAAGGAAAACCACCTATTCAAATTGCAAGGGAATCTATAGGTAGCTCACAAGCCGCTCAGAAGTTTAAAGGGAAATTCTTTACAAATGGTGCAGCGCATAGTGGGATTTTAAAAACTCAACAACCATTAAATAAAGAAGCGAAAAATATACTACGTGATGCATGGGAAGAAGCAAACACAGGTTTAAATAATGCTCAAAGGATAGCAATTTTGGATGCTGGTTTAGAGTTCGAGAAGGTTGGAATGCCTTTAAAAGATGCTCAATTTATTGAAGGAATGAAGTTTGATAAGGCTGAAATCGCAAATATCTTTAATATTCCTTTGCACATGATTAATGAGTTAGACCGTGCTACTTTCTCTAATATTGAGCAACAGGCGTTGGATTTTATTCAAAATACTTTGAGTCCAATTCTTATCCAATATGAAGAAGAATTTTCTTACAAAGCATTTTCATTTAATGAGCAAAAACGATATTACTTGAAGTTTAATCTAACTAGTTTATTGCGCGCTGATTCTAAATCTCGGGCAGAATTCTACAAGATTATGTTGGATGCTGGTGCTTTCTCAATCAATAAAGTATTAGAGCTTGAAGATATAGATGGGATTGGAGAATACGGCGATAAGCATCGTGTCGATCTAAACCATGTATCTATTGAGATTGCGGATGAATACCAATTAGCGAAAGCTAGTGGAGGTTTGTCGCTGAAGGGAGGTGAGGACAATTAAAGATGTGTTTACTATTAAAAATCAAACAGAATCGTCAGCAGACCTATTTATATATGGTGACATCATAAATAATACAGGCTGGAAATGGGATGATTCTGATATTATGCCCGATGATGTAAAAAATATTTTGGGGCAATTAGATGATAAAAGTAACCTTAATATCTATGTAAATAGTGGTGGTGGCTCTGTATTCGCTGGTTTAGCTATTTATAATATGTTAAAGCGCAATAAGGCTCAAAAAACTGTTTATGTGGATGGTGTTGCAGCTTCTATCGCTTCTGTAATCGCTCTAGCTGGTGATCGTGTTGTTGTCCCTTCTAATGCTTTTTTAATGATTCATAAACCTTGGACATATGCCGCTGGAAATGCAATTGATTTCCGAAAGGCAGCAGAAGATTTGGATAACATTGAGTCTGGAATCATGAATGTATACAAGGAAAACTTAAAAGAAGGCATTGAAATTGAAGAAATTCAACAATTAGTAGATGCTGAGACCTGGTTAAGTGGTGAAGAAGCTGAAAAATACTTCAATATTGAAGTTGTGGAAGCAAAAGAAGCCGCAGCTTGTAGTAGTGATTACTTTGATAAATATCAAAAAACACCTAGTAAAGTAGTAGCAAAAGTTCCTTCTGTTCCAAAGAAGGATAATAATGAACAATTAAAAATTCAAAATGCACTAGACCTGTTAGAACTATAGGTCTATTTTTTGTGCCAAAACAAGGAGGAAATAATGAATGGATAAGCATGAACAAGAATTACGTCAAAGAATTGCTGACTTAAAAGCGAAAGCAGAAGAGTTTAATAATAGTGGTAAATATGATGATGCAAAAGCGAAAATTGAGGAAGCTAAAAACGCAAAAAATGAACTAGATAACTATCTAGCAATGAAGCAAATTCAAGTTCCTGAACCTGTAAACTCACAAACAGGCGCATTAGTTCCAGACTCAGTTAAAAACGAAGATACGTCTTACAAAGATGTATTTATGAAAGCTATTCGTGGTCAAAATTTAAGTAATGAAGAAGCAAGCGTTATGCAGGAATACAAAGCAGCATTATCTGAGAATACAGGTAAAGATGGCGGTTATATCGTTCCAGAAGATATTACTACAACTATTAACCAGTTAAAACAAACAGTCGATAATTTAGAACAATATGTAAATGTACAACCTGTTTCAACAAACAAGGGGGCTCGTACATTAGAAAAACGTGCAGCATCTACACCTTTTGCACCATTATCTGAGTATGGAAATCCAAATGCGATGCAAGAGATTGCTTCACCACAATTTGATCGTTTGCCGTATGTTATTGAGGATTATGCAGGATTCCTACCTGTACCAAATGATTTATTAAACGATTCGGATCAAGCGTTAGAAGCTTATTTACGTCAGTGGATTGCGAAAAAATCTATTGCAACTCGTAACTATTTAATTTTGCAAGAAGTTAATAAGTTAATAAAGGTTGATTTTAAGGATTATAAAGGCATTAAAACAGCGTTAAATGTCACATTAGACCCAGCTTTTGCAGCTGTAGCTAATATTTTCACAAACCAAGATGGATTCAATTACTTAGATCAATTAGAAGATAAGGATGGTCGTCCACTTCTTCAACCAGATCCAACAAACCCAACTCGTAAGTTACTATCAGGAAAGCCAGTTATTGTTTTATCTAATAAGACAATTGCTACAGACAAAGATGGAAAAGCTCCGTTTATTGTAGGGGATCTGAAAGAAGCGGTTGTGTTATGGGATAGACAACAATTATCCCTTGATATGACAAAAGAGGGCGGCAGTGCTTGGAGAGGTAATACAACTGAATTCCGAGCAATTGAACGTGAAGACGTTACGCTTTGGGATCAAGAAGCAGTTGTGTATGGACAAATCATTGTTACACCGAAAACTGGAGCTTAATAAAGTAGGGGGTGTCCTTCTTGGCACTTACATTAGAAGAAGCAAAAAAGTATCTTCGTGTGGATGGTGATGAGGAGGACGATCTCATTACATCTTTCATAGCAGCAGCTGAAATATATATTAAAAATGCAACAAGTAAAACTGTAGATTTGAAGAGCGAGCTTGCTAAATTAGCGGCTCGTATTTTAATTTCTCATTGGTATGAAAATCGTGAAGCGGTTGGAAAAGCTGAACAATTAGCATTTAGTTTACAGTCTATACTAGTTCAATTGCAATATTGTGTAGGTGATTCCATATGAATCCAGGGAAATTAGATAAACGTCTTACATTCCAAGTAAAAGACGAGGATGCAAAGAGCCCAGACGGTGATCCAATAGAAGGATATAAAGATTCTTTTACTGTATGGGGCTCTTTTATTTTTTTAAAAGGAAGAAAATACTTTGAAGCAGCCGCAGCAAATAGCGAAGTTCAAGGGGAAACAGAAATCCGATTTCGCACAGATGTGAATGCTGATATGAAAATCAAATATAAGAATACGATTTATGACATTGTTTCGGTTATTCCAACTGAAAAACACACGTTATCGATCATGTGGAAGCGTGGTGGAATGAATGGCTGATGGTTTAGATTTATTAGGTTTTGATCGTTTAATCACCGAATTAGAACAAATGGGACTACGTGGGGAAAAGATTGAAGATAGAGCTCTTGCAGCAGGTGGAGAACCTATTCGAAAAGCTATTTCTGAAATAGCCCCAAGAAGTGATAGCCCTAAAAAAGCAACAAAAAGCGAACCATGGCGCACAGGACAACATTTAGCCGATAATATCCGTGTGACAAAAGCGAAAATGGAGGGCGGCATAAAGACTATCAAAATCGGTATAGATAAAGCGGATCGTTCTCCATATTTCTATGGCAAGTTTGTAGAATGGGGAACATCTAAAATGCCAGCTCAACCTTTTATAGAACCAGGATTTAATTCTTCAAAAGAAGCGGCAATCCGCGCTATGACAGACATTTTAAAGAATGAAATGAGGCTGAATTTATGATAAATTTACGTCCTGAAATTGTACAAGCTCTTGAAAATAATCAGGAGCTTGTTTCTTTATTAGGTGGAAAACGCGTTTATTATCGTAAAGCCAAGAACGCTGAAGAGTTTCCGCGTATTACGTTTTTCGAATTAGACAATAGGCCAGATGGATTTTCAGATAATGATGAAAGCGAAAGTGAAATCACATTCCAAATCGATATTTGGTCAAAAGGTAGTACAACAGCAATCCACCAAAAAGTGAATGAGGTCATGAAAAGCATTGGTTTCTCACGTTATAAGGTTGCTGATTTGTATGAAGATGATACAAAAATTTTTCATTACGCGATGCGATTCGCGAAAGGAGTGGAGTTATAGATGGCTGGAGAAGTTATTACAATTAGTTCGACTGTCGGTGTAGATAGTCTTGTTTATGCAAAATTAACCAAAGATGATGCAACAGGTGTTGCATATTCAGCGGTAAAGAAATTGGAAGGTGCAGTAAAGGTTAAAACGTCAAAAAAGGTAGCGTCAGAAATAATGTGGAGTGACAATAAAAAATCGGAGATTGCTGAATCAGACGGTGAAGTTGAAGTTGAAATTGAAGTTAGAGGTCTTTCATTGTCAAATAAAGCAGATATTGAAGGGTATCCAGAAATCCAGGATGGTGTTTTAGACGAGAAACGTGTGGGAGAAAAACCATATTTAGCAATTGGCTACCGCTTTTTAAAAGCTAACGGCAAATATCGTTATGTTTGGTTACTTAAAGGGAAGCTATCGCAAGAGGAAGAGGAAGCTGAAACTAAGAAAGATAAACCAAACTTCCAAACTACAAAACTTAAAGGTTCATTCATTGAACGTGATTTTGATGATAGACCAAAATTTACAGCCGATGCTGATGAACCTACATTTACAAAAACTGTAGGGGATACTTGGTTTAGTAAGGTATATGAAAAATCAGTAGTCAAGTAAGATGAGGGAGCAAAAGCTCTCTCTTTTTTATTAAATTTAGGAGGAAAAAACTATGAAATTAACATTACGAATCGATGGAGAAAAGAAAACTTTTAATTTACCGGAGTTCATTCCAGCCCGTTTAATTCGTCAAGCACCTGAGCTTGCTGATATTCCAAACAATCCTGGCCCTGAGGATATGGATAAAATGGTTCAATATGTAGTAAAAGTTTACGGTGGACAATTTACATTGGATCAATATTGGGACGGTGTGGATGCTCGTAAGTATTTATCAACAACTTCAGAAGTAATTAACGCTATTATTAATGAAACTGTGGAAGCAGCTGGTGGTAATCCTGGATCTGGAGAAGAAGAAAACCCAAACGCGTAGAGGGAGGAGGGCTAACGTTCAGTGAATTTATGGACGAGCTTTACCTCTCTTTATTACGTCAGGGATATAAACACCATCATATCGATAACGAAATGGATATTTGGCATTATTTAAGGTTGAATCAGAAAAGTCGTGAACAAGGTAATTCAAATGATGGAAGCCAAAATTCAAACGAGATTGAAGTGCCAGCAGAAAATATTATCTAGCAAGGGGGTGAGACATTGGCGAATGAAATGAATAATTTAGTAGTTAGACTTTCGCTTGATAATGTTAACTTTCGTCAAGGTATTGCGAATTCCGGGCGTGCAGTAAGGACATTGCAGAATGAATTAAAATCTGTAAGTACAGGTATGGGCGGTTTCGCTAGCGCTAGCCAACAAACACAAGCAAAAATGGATACTCTAAGCAGGCTCATTGACGCGCAAAAAGAGAAAGTTAAAGCGTTACGGCAAGCTTATGATCAGAATAAGGCTAAATTAGGTGAAAATGATGCAGCAACCCAACGATACGCTTCACAAGTTAATAAAGCAGTTGCTGACTTAAATAGATTTGAAAATGAATTAAAACAAGTAAATAAGCAAGCTGAACAAAAGGGAATTGATAAGCTAAACAATTCTTTAAAGTCTCTACAAGCTGAATTCCAGTCTATTACATCTGGTATGGGTGGTTTTTCTAATGCAACAGAACAAACCCGAGCGAAAATTGATGTTCTCACTCGCATGGTGGATAAACAAAAAGAGAAAATCAGGGAACTTCAACAGGCTTATAATCGTGCAAAAACAGAAGAAGGCGAAGCGAGTCAGTCAGCACAACGATATGCCGAACAAATTCATCGAGCAACAGCTGAACTGAATCGCTTTGAAACTGGATTACAACAGTCAAATCGAGAACTAGAGCAGCAAGGTAATCGTCTATTAAACTTTGGTAATCGTATGGAGACATTAGGTAACCATTTGCAAAATGCCGGAATGCAGATTGGCATGGTATTTGGTGGTATGACTTATGTAATTGGTCGAGGTTTGAAATCAGCTGTGGAAGAATCCATGAACTTTGAACAACAGATGGCTAACATAAAAGCGGTATCTGGTGCGACAGGACAAGAAATGAGTAAACTCTCCGAATTAGCTGTTAAATACGGAGAAGATACGAAATATTCTTCTGTAGAAGCCGGAAAAGGGATTGAAGAATTAATCAAAGCAGGGGTTAGTTTAAAGGATATTATCAATGGTGGATTAGAAGGAGCCCTAAACTTAGCGGCCGCAGGTGAATTAGAATTAGGAGAAGCAGCTGAAATTGCTTCAACCGCCTTAAATGCATTTAAAAAGGATGGATTAAGCGTTACTGATGCCGCTAACTTACTTGCAGGTGCAGCTAACGCATCAGCGACTGATGTACATGAACTGAAATACGGTTTATCAGCAGTTGCAGCAGTTGCAGCAGGAGCAGGTATGACATTTAAAGATACATCAACAGCTTTAGCGGTCTTCGCACAAAATGGTTTAAAAGGTTCGGATGCAGGTACATCTTTAAAAACGATGCTTATGAGGTTAAATCCATCTACCAAAGAAGCGTATAACAAGATGAAAGATTTAGGTCTAATCACATACAATGCTCAAGCTGGATTTGATTTCTTAGTGCAGAATGGTATTACACCGGCTTCAAGAAGTGTAGGAGATATCGAAACGGCGTTAGAGAAATATGTAATGAAAACTGAAGGGGTCAAGAAATGGAATGATAAATGTGAAACTACATTCCGTGAATTAGCTACGAGTTCAGCTTTCTTATCATCGAAATTTTACGATCAACATGGGAAGATTCAAAATTTGGAAAATATATCTGGAATTCTTCATGAATCCATGAAAGATTTAACAGACCAACAACGAAGTATGGCTTTAGAAACGTTATTTGGATCAGACGCAGTTCGTGGCGCAACGATTTTGTTTAATGAAGGCGCGCAGGGTGTGAATAAAATGTATGGTGAGATGTCTAAAGTAACTGCTTTAGAGACAGCCAATACAAAAATGAATACTTTAAAAGGTCGTATCGAACAATTAAGTGGAGCATTTGACACAATGAAAAAGACAATTGGTGATGCGCTTGCTCCTGTGGTAAGTGCTTTTGTTGCTGGATTACAGAAACTTGTGGACGGATTCAATGCATTACCAGGACCAGTACAAAAGGCTATCGCAATTACAGGTGGAATTGTTCTTGCTTTAACGGCTATTGCAACGGTTATTGGAGTAGTTCTAGCAGCTGTTGGAATGGTTATGTCAGGGATTGGAGCATTAGCAACATCATTAGGAATTGTTGGCGGTGCTGCAGGTCTTGCTAGTGCTGCGGTTGGATTCTTAGGAAGTGCAATAGGTTTATTATTTGGTCCAGTTGGCTTAATTGCAGCCGCCCTCATTGGAACGGGGGTTGTAGCATATAAAGCATATCAAAAAGCGACAGAGGACAGTATTGCTTCAGTGGATCGTTTTGCTACAAATACAGAGGGGAAAGTGAGTTCCTCCACAAAGAAAGTTCTTAGTGAGTATTTCAAATTATCTGATGGAATTAGACAAAGGTTAACTGAAATTAGATTGAATCATGAAGTCATAACAGAAGAACAATCGCAGAAATTAATTGGTCAATATGACAAATTGGCTAATACCATCATTGAAAAAACCAATGCGAGACAACAAAAAGAAATTGAAGGACTTAAAAAGTTTTTTGCTGATTCATATGTTTTAACAGCTGAAGAAGAAGCTAAGCGAATAGAACAAATGAATCAGCACTATGAACAGGAAAAGTTAAAAACGCAAGAAAAGGAAAATAAGATTAAAGAAATCTTACAAACAGCAGCTAGGGAAAACAGAGAATTAACAACATCTGAGCGTATCTCTTTACAAGCATTACAAGATGAAATGGACAGAGTTGCCGTTGAACATATGTCTAAAAACCAAATGGAGCAAAAGGTTATTCTTGAAAATATGCGTGTGCAAGCTAGTGAAATTTCAGCTAGACAAGCGGCGGAAGTCGTTAAGAATAGTGCTGATACTAGAGATAAGGTTATAGCAGATGCCAAGAAAACTCGTGATGATAAAATTGCAGAAGCGATTCGACAAAGAGACGAGAATAAAACTATTAATGCTGAAGAAGCCAATGCAATTATTGCAGAAGCAAAACGTCAGTATGATAGCACAGTTTCTACAGCAAGAGATAAGCATCAAGAAATCGTAAGTGAAGCTAAGGCTCAAGCTGGTGAACACGCGAATCAGGTAGATTGGGAAACTGGACAAGTAAAATCGAAATATCAGACTATGAAGGATGATATTGTTCGGAAAATGAAAGAAATGGGTTCTGATGTTTCTAACAAATATGACGAGATGAAAAATGCAGCCAGCAATAAAGTAGAAGAAATAAAAAATACAGTTTCAAGAAAATTCGAAGAAAAGAAAAAAGCTGTTTTAGATAAAATGTCAGAGATAAAAAGTGGTATTGAAGATAAGTGGAATACGGTTGAAAAGTTCTTCAGTACAATCAATCTTTATTCAATAGGTAAGAGCATTCTTGAAGGACTTGGAAGAGGAATAGATGATGCATCTGGTGGTTTATTTAGTAAAGCGGCCGGAATTGCAAGCGAGATAAAAAACACCATTTCAGGGGCTCTTGAAATAAACAGTCCATCGAAAGTAATGATCCCTGTGGGTAGCGCCGTGCCAGAAGGAATGGGAGTAGGTATGGATCGCGGGAAGCGCTTTTTAATAGATGCTGCACGACGATCTGCAAATACACTTCAATCTGAAATGAATAATATGCCTACAGTATATACACCTAGTTTTTCTATACCAGGTCAAATGAATTCACAAGAAACTACAAGAATGCCTAACGCACAGCCACAAGGTTATAATCACAACAATTATAATTTATCACAAAAACAACCAGTTCAAATTGTAGTCAATGAAATGGCATTAGCTGAAGTACTATTATCACCACTAGATTTATTACAAGGAAATAGATTTAGTACCGATTTATTTATACAAGGGGTGAAAGGATGAATGAACAAACTCTCACAATAGTAAAAGAGAATGGTGAATCGTTTGTCATTTCTACAAATGAGAATATGAGGGTTTTGACATTCTTACCCTCTTCACCTTTCTTTAATACTGTGTACGAAAAGGTTACTGGCATGGATGGATTAATAGATTTAGGGGGATCATTTGATGCACAAGATAGCATTAAGTCCCGTATTTTCTTTCGTTCAAAAAACATTGATGCTTTTTATTTATTTCGTAATCAAATATACGATTTATTCGATTCACAAGAACCATTTTATATTATAAGCAGCCGTACTCCTGAAAAAAGATGGAATGTGAAGGTTGCTTATAAATATGAGATTGAACCAAAAGGAAATGGGAAATACGGAGTATTTGACATTGTATTTAAATCAGATTCAACTTTCTCAGAATCTATTTATACAACCCTAGAATCAAATAGTAGTGAATATATATACAATTCAAGCTCATTTGCTATATACAATGCTGGTAAAAAGATTGATCCAAGAAGCCCACACACTCCATTGCTTATTACGTTTAAAGGCGCATCGGATAAGTTGAGAATTATAAATAAAACAACTGGTGATGAATGGACGTATAACGGTAAAACAACAGCGAACGATGTTATTCGATTAGATCGAGTGCGAAGTACAAAAAACAGCTTATCGATTGTGCGAGATACAAATAAAAAAGTAATTCGATTAAATGCAGGAATCAACGAATTTGAAATTACAGGCGCTATAGGCGCTTTTTCAATTTCATTTGATTTTCGCTTTTATTACTTCTAAGAAAGGAGTGATAAGTTGCAAACTCTCACAATTACCGATTTACAAGGGAATACAGAAATACTTACAGGGTTTAAAAGTTTTAAACGTAATCGCCGAGTAAATGGAGAAAAAATAATAAGTTTTTTAATCTTGCCAACTGAAGGGAATCAACATTCCTTTCCAATGGTCCAGGAAGAACATAAAGTTGAGTTTAAAGATGAAACATATGTTATTAAATCTTTAACAGAAAGAACGATCGGCAACACCTATTACAAGCAAGTTGAATGTATACACGATTTCTTTGTAAATATGATTAATAAACAAAAATACGAAGTCCACAATGGCAGTATGAAATTTATAGATGCATTGGATTTTATTTTCAAAGACACAGGATATCAACCAGTAGCAATTGAAGATTTCTATGCTAAGGACTTTCAGAATTTCGGTAAAGAAAATCGGTTAGCGTTACTTAAAAAAGCTTTGGAACGATATAAAGCCGAAATATCCATAGATAAAAATCTAGTTTACTTTAGAACAAAAATTGGGGAAGATACGGACTTTCAATTTAGGTACAATTTCAACATTAAAACATTTGAACGAAATGTCGATACAAAAAATCTTGCTACATATATTCGAGGATATGGCGCAGATGGATTAATGAGGGAATATACAAGCCCTAACAAGGAGAAATTTGGTTTTCTTGAAGCAACACAGATAAATGATGATCGTTTCACAACAACAGAGGGACTAGATCGAGCTTTAAGAGAGGCTATACAAGATACACCGCTAGTAAGTATCACAATTGATTTTGTGGACTTGAGGAAAGCAGGATATCCGTATATTGTCCCGAACGAAGGTGATCGAGTCCTTCTTATTTATGAGCCAATGGATGTCGATATTGAAACACGTATTATGGAAATCGAAGAAGAATATGACGCGAATTTAGATCCGATTTCTTGTCGAGTCACATTAGCAAATTATCGAAAAGACTTCGCTGGAACATTACTTCAAAATGTTAATAAGACTCTTGGTGAGATTGTAACAGATGATGGGAAAATTAAAAATAGTGTACTAGATGAAGCTGTAAGGATTGCCTCAGAAGCCATTAAGAGTGCGCAAACAGAACTGTTATTTGAAAATGGGATTCTCGCTAAAGATAAAGAAAATCCCAATAATCTCGTAGCATTCAATAGTGCTGGACTTGGTATTAGTCGTGATGGTGGAAAAACGTTTAAACAAGCACTGACATATAAAGGACTTGTAACGGACGCGGGTTTTATCGGATTCATTAGCGCAAACAACATTAACACAGGAACTCTAAATGCTGACTATGTAAATGTAATCAATTTAAAAGCAGACGATATTATTTCTGGTATTCTTCGAAGCCGTAACAATCGATTCCGAATCGATTTAGATCGTTCTGGTATTGACTTTTATTCTGAGACAGGAAAACTAGTGACTCAAATTGCCCAAGCAAAAACACGTCAAGCAGATGGTAGTTCCGCTGAAATCACTTATTTTGGCGTATCTGAGGCGGAAGGTGTAGCAACTGGTTTGGCTTTCGGTAAACGTGCGGCAGATGGTTCTTTTGGTAACTCAATTTATATTGAAAGTCGATATGGTGATGTATATATGCGCCCACCGACATTGTATATCATACCGTCTGAAAAAATGCGAGTAGAGGCTCGTGCAGAATTTCACCACCCTGTCAGGTTCGATGCCTCACCACTTTCTAAAATCGAAGGAGCAATGAAAGGTGAAGAATGGACGATTGTACCAGGTGAAGGTGATAGAGGTGGTGCGGCAATTCGTCCTTGGACAAGCGGGAATGGTTCATTAGGGACAGCCACACACAGATGGCAGGAAGCTTGGATTAGTTGGATTAACGGTCAAGATATTGGCTTGAAATTCAAAGCGATATCGGATGCGGATTTTAAAGCGGGAGAAGCAAGACGGGTTGCTGATTGGGCTTCAGCTCGTGTGGAAGAAGTAAATAAAATAGCTGTTAATGCGGCGAATGCTGTAAGTGGTAAGGCAGATGCATCAGCCTTAGGTTGGCAAATTGCTCGTATTGATAATGCGTTTGCTCGTATCGAAGCGCTAGAAAGAAAATAGGAGGTGTGATCATGAATGAAGTAGATGTTTTAAGAGTGGCAAACGGTATGTTAGCAGAAAAATTAGTAGCTACAGAAACAGAGAACGCGGTATTAAAAGCACAATTAATTTTACTGCAGAAAGGAGTTGCCAATGAGAACGGAAACGTTAGTGCTGGACCTGTCCAACCAGAGTATGCCGAGAACAATCACGGCGAGGGAGAATGACCGAAACGGATTTAAAATTGTCGGGAATTTGAAAGAACGAGGAAAAGCGGTTGATCTAACAGGGTTTGCAGTATTTTACGAAGCGATCAGTCCACTAGGGTCTTTCGTGCGTGATATTGCAGTAATTACAAATTTTAGAGACGGGGTATTTGAGTATACCGTTTCAAAAGAAGCTGTATCAAGTGCTGGAACGTGGGTTGGCTATTTCGCTTTTGAAAAAGGGACTGAACGTTTTACAACGCAGGATATAAAGATACTCCTAGGATGCGATGTGAAACAGGGGAAAATAGAAATACAGAATTATATTTCTGAGTTTGATAAAGCCCTTGAATCTGTAGCTGGTTATCGTAAAGAAATAGATGATACAAATAAAAAAATCGTAGAGTTAACAAACTTGATTAATGCAAAAAATGTACAAGTACCAAAACTGACACTAGATACTGGTGGTGCGTTAATTTCGATTAGCGATACTACAAAGAACATCCTTAACGAAATTTCCGCTAGAGGACTAGGAGTGAGCACAATTTATTGTGCAGGTGGGGTGCAAGGTAATGCACCTAATGCTAAGTCGTGGCGTGGTATTTCGTTTTTAAATTCTGCAAATTATGGATTTGTTATCGCTAAAGATTTTCAAGGTAAATTATTTACGAACTACCTCGATAATGGAACTTGGATTGGGTGGGAAGAGCATGTAACATCAAATGACTTACTCAAAACTCTTAACGGATGGAAATTTACAACTACTGCATTACAACTTAATGGCAGCAATGTACTATCAAAGATTGCAACAGGATTTCGTTTCGATAGTAATCTAGAAGTAAACGGTATAGTGAAACAAAGTAATGATACTGACTGGACACCATTAATCTTAATAAATGGAGTTAAACAGCAAAGCTCACAGCCAGCATCCGCTATTAAACGTTCAGGTAACGTTGTAAATATCGTCTGTGCGATTACTGATTTCAAAGATAAGCAGGTCATTGCTAATGTTCCAGCGATATTTAGACCAGATAGAGAAATGTTCTTTACACCTAACTATTTTCAAGGTTTAGCACTAAAAACTGGTTATGTAATTGTAAAACCTAATGGAGACATCTATCTTGAAGGAATTGAAGCTACAGTATCATTATATAGATTTTCCCTTACTTACAGTGTATAAAGGCGGTGATTAAAAAATATGAGAACATTTTATGTATACGACAAACAAACAGGAAGATATTTAGAAAATGTGATTATATTCCCTTCATATGACACTAAGACAGATAATGACGGGAATGTGATTGAATGGATTCCTGTTTATAAAAACATTCCGGAAAATTCCACAGAAATACCATTACCGCAGCCGAATTGGAAACCTGTATGGGATGGAGAAAAGTGGGTTGAAACAATCACAGAAGAAGAACTGGAAGAAATGAATAAGCCCCAACCAAACAAACCAAGTGAAATTGAAAAACTCAACGCCCTTATTACTGAAATGAAGGATAAACAAGAAACATTAGAAGAAGAGAATGCGGGATTGGTACTTTCTTCTATAAAAAAAGAAATGACTCTTGAATTGATGCAAGAAGAACAATCTACGCTCGTTTTAAATTTAATTAAAGGTGGCGTTTTATAAATGGCTCAATTAGATTTTTATGCACTAGCTAAGAGATATTATGCGAAGGGATTTTATTCATACGAAGATGTAGGCGTATTTGTTCAAGCTAAGAAGATTACACCAGAGCAATACAAGGAAATTACAAATTTTGATTATGTGGAGCAGCAATAGCTGGTCTTTTTTATTTTGAATAAAATGCGGTTTTTAGATTAAGAGTGGTAAGTTTTGATTTTTTATACTGAAGGAGGTTGAAACTTATGAATAAACCTAAAACTGAAACACAAGCAGAACAGAGTATGAATGATTTTTGGAAAAAAGCTTCCGAAATATTAAAGAAAAATCCATTGAACTTAAAAAAGAAATAGGCAAACAATCATTTTAGGAGGGCAACTGAATGAATATAGTTGGCACTTTAGAAGCGCATATTAAACCAGATTATCACGGAAATGATAGAACATATATTGATATATACGACGAACAAACAAATCAAGATTTATATGATATGACTTCGAAATTTCATGGTAAAAATGTAAAAATTACGATTGAAGAAATCGAGGACTAAAATAGAGGTTTAAATAAATTCAATTCATAGATCAAGAGGAGTGATTTCGCTTCTCTTTTTATTTTGAGGAGATGATCAGTGTGAAACGAATAGTAGACCAAGCAATTTATGAAAAGCATGTTAGCCAAGAAAACAAAAACCTAGTCAAGGATTTTCTAATTGAAAAGAAAGCACAAGGGAAAGCGGCAAGCACTTTACAGCAATATCATTGGGACTTACGAATTATTTTGTTTCTAATACATCAACACTTCGAAAATAAAAATCTTATTGAGTTAACACGTAAAGACATTCGAAATTTATCTATTATTTTTCAAGAGATGGGAATGTCAAATGCACGTGTAAATGGATTAATGAGTGCATTAAGGTCCACATTAGAATTTTGTGCGGATGATGATGATTACAATTATGAATTTAATGTAGGTTCACGGGTCCGAGGATTACCTAAAAATCCAATTAGAGAAATTACCTTTATAACTGAAGAACAAATTGAGTGGTTAATCGATGAGCTATTAGCACAAGAAAGGTATATGTTAGCTACGTATTTAGCACTTTCGTATTATAGTGCAGCTAGAAAAAATGAAGTTTACCAAGTTCAAAAAGAAGGACTGACAGAACAATATTATACAAATATTGTCCGTGGGAAGCGTGGTAAAAAATTTAGATTATATTACAATCCCCGAGTACGAAAATGTATTCGTTTATATATACAGCAACGCGGTAAAGATACTATTCCAGATTTGTTTGTACGAGTTTATAAGAACGGTGGGCGAAAACTTTTAAACAAGAGTGTATTTAATTACTGGTGCAAGATATTTGCTAAGATGCTGAACGAAAAGGAAGGGAAGGGATTTAAAATTAATCCTCACTGTTTCCGCCATAGCAGATTAGATAATTTAAAAGTTCAAGGAGTACCGCTTGAAAAATTAAAGTCGCTTGCTAATCATTCTGATATTTCTACAACGGAATCTTATCTTAAGGATAGAAGTGAAGAAGATATTGCAGAAATATTTGGAATGGACCCAAGTTATTTCGCAGCGTAAAGAGGCATAATTATGCTTCTTTTTATTTTGAAATGGGGTGATTGAAGTGGAAGGATTACAAGATGTAAGAAACGATGTACAAGAAATGAAGCAAGAAATTAAAGAAATAAGGTTTGATATCAAAAGTTTGGAAATGCGTACAACAGGCAATGAGAAAGATATTGATAATATTAACAAACAACTAGATAAAATCAGCGCAAACACCACTTGGATTTTGCGTCTTATTGTCGGCGGAATTATTGGGGCAGCACTTACCTTCTTCTTGAAGGGGGGTGGTATGTAATGGTTAGTTTAGCCGTAATGATTGGAATTATCGTTGGTCTTTCGCAAATCTCAAAAACAATAGGATTACAAACAAAATACGTTCCGTTATTAAATTTAACGCTTGGCATTGTGCTAGGCGTTTTATTTTTGGACGGAGATATCAAAACAAATGTATTTCAAGGAATCATCATTGGGTTGTCCGCAAGTGGATTATTTGACCACACAAAAATTATAAAAAAGGATGTTGATGCTAAATGAAAAAGACAATGAAACATATTACCTCGTTTCTTATGATTTTAGTACTTGCTGTTTCTTTTGCTACAAGTGCTTTTGCTGATAGAACGCTTATTATTCCTGATTTACCAAAACAACCATACCGTTATGGCGTAGGTGCATATGAAGGCGTTGTAGCACATTCTACAGCGACTCCGGAAGCTCCGGCTATTAATATCCAAAAGTATGAGTCTCGTACATGGCGCAACGCATTCGTTCACTATGCAGTCGATTGGAACGAAACAATCCAAATTGCTGATACAAAGTACATTGCTTATGGCGGTGGACCTGCTGCGAATAAACGATTTGTACATGTAGAGTTATGCGAAACAGCGGACTATACAAAATTCAAGCGTTCTTATGAAAAGTATGTAAAACTTTTAGCGAAAATTTTAAAAGATAACAAGATATCTGTAGAAAAAGGATTATGGACACATAGCGATGTAACTCATCACCTTGGCGGAACAGATCATGAAGATCCAATTGACTACTTAAAGTCTCATGGTGTATCAGAAGCTCAATTCCGCGCTGATGTACAACGAGCATACAATAATTCTAGTGTGGATGTTTCTGTACCGGAAAAGCCATCTAAACCAGCGGAAGTTCCAACAGCTGTAACAGACGGTATCGCCTATATTGAAGGTTACAACGTTAACTTACGTAAAGGACCAGGTACAAGCTATTCTAAGATTCGCCAACTAAACAAACCAGAATCTTATATTGTGTGGGCTGAAAAGGATGGTTGGTTAAATCTTGGTGGAGATCAGTGGGTTAAGAACGATCCATCTTATGTGAAGTTTAATAAGAAAAGTACAGTGGATTCTTCTATTGTAGGGAAGCGTGTTGTTTCAAAAGTTAACAATCTACGTTTCTATGACGCTCCATCTTGGCAAGATAAAGATGTGGCTGGTTCTGTAGATGCAGGATTAGGATTCACAATTGATGCAAAAGTAAGTGTTAATGGTTCACCACAATATAAAGTTCACAATAGCAAAGGTAAAACATACTATGTAACAGCAAATGAAGCCTATGTGTATGTGAAGTAATTTTCTACAAAAGAATAGTTTGGTAAATAAAAAACGAACTGTCTTTTTGACAGCTCGTTTTTCTTTGTTAATATTGAATTTTAAAATTAAATGGCTTCATTTCCAATTCATAGTTTTCGCTTGAACCTTCAAGAGATATTTGAATTTCTCCTGTATCTACAGGTAACTTTGGAAATGCTAATGTAGCATCGGCTGTAACGCCAGGCAGTAAATCGTTTGGTATTTTAGGGTATTTAGCTTCGTAGTTATCTGTTCGTTCAAATTGTTGACCATTTACTACTAAACTTGACTTGAACTCATAGAAACTGAACTTAGCAGCGGCCTCATTTTTTATAGAGAATAACACTCTAGTTTCGTTATCAGCAATTTCAATTTTTTTGATTGAAATTTTGTAACCGTTTTGAGCTTGTTCTTGATTAACTTCAATTGTTTTTTTTGCAGGAGCAAAAGCAGTTGCATAATCTGATTTATCAATACTAGAGGCTAGTATTAAAGGTGTTTTTAATGATGCGCCGAATCCGTTTTTCCCCTCAAAGGTATCTTTAACTTCTCCTTTTACATGAATAATATCTTCGACTTTTACATCGAGTTTAGTATCCTTAATAGCGATTATAGTATTCATGCTATTGTTGAGACCAGCCCAACCTTGTATGTATGTTCCATCTTTATCTTTTTCAGGCTGAACAAAAACCCTAGCATAAAAATCAACTTTTTTACCTTTGTATTCCTTTGGATTTGAATACATTTTTTCGAACTCTTCTTTAGTTAAAACTTTTTCGGATTTGGTCTGTTGCGTTTCTGTATTTTTCCCTTTAGATGATTCTTCTTTTGATGTTGTTTCTTTTGAGCAAGCAGAACCTAAAATAATAGATCCACAAATTAAAGATAAAAACAATTTTTTCACAGTGTATCCTCCCAATTTATGTTTTAAAATTACAATATCTAGTATAACAAAAATCTTACATTTTTTAATGAGTAAAATGTAAGATTTTTCTACTGTAGAAATATTAACCTTTTTCTAGCTCTTCTATCCATATATCCTCGATATGCATGTTTAATGCTTTGGCAATTTTATATGAAGTAGAAAAAGTCGGTAGTTTTGTATTGTTTACAAGTGCACTTAATGTGGATTGACTGATTCCAACACTCTTTGAAAACTCTTTTTGTCTTATTTCTTTTTCGGCAAAAATTACCCTTAACCTACACTTGAATTCCATATTACCCCTCCTTTAAATATATATTTTTCCACATAAAAAATTACATCCCTGTTCAATTAATACTAATTTAGAAGAAAAGTTTAACAGGACAAGCAAAAATTATTATTCTAAGTCATATACCTATATCAAGACCACGAGGAATACCAAGTGGAACTAAGGACAGCAAGAGGGGAGAGGGTTACATGCGTTGGCAGTATAACCACTTGAATACAACTCCATATTTACATCCTTCAAAAGAGTTACGTCAAATGTATAACGAGTCTAAATCAAGATCAGAAACGGAATCAGTTATGAATCACATGAAGAATCATGAAGTGTTTAATAACAAGGAGTATAAAAGATATTTCAGTTTATCCCAGGTTATTGAAGAGGATCTATACGGTGAGGAAGAAGACATTCTAAATTGGGAAACTTTAATGGAGTGTTATGATGCAGTCCTTACGAGAAAAGGTATTATATTCCGTGAGAAAGCAGAGGAGGAATAGATATGACACTTGCAGGAGAAGCGCTAGTTATTTGGACGGCAACAGGCTTGTCAGTGATTACGATGAAGGTAGCAGAAAAAATGGGGAAGAGTGTTCCACATTGGCTTCCGCGTATCACCTTGTACACAACGCTCACAGGCTCGTTCTTATATCTTCTACGTTATGTTCTAGTTATGTTTCTATGAAGGAATACAATGTGGAAGGTCGGGACAACAGGAAGGTGATAAGAAAATGCTTGTCCTGTTATATTCCAAAAGAGTGCAATGTTATCCTTATAGGATATCTAAGGGGGAAACGTTTATGCTGGAGTTACTAATGGTCCCAACAGCAGCATTAACTTACGCATTAGTAAGTGATAAGTTCAAACGAAAACATGATGATAAAAAGAAGATTCAAGTCTTTTTTGAGGTAAGTGGAATCGCAATAAAGAGAGAAGATAAACTACATTATCCAAAGTTTCAAAAACAAATCGATGATGATCGCAGTACAACATATGTTTACACATTACCCGTCGGTATGCCGAGTAAAATTATTCAGAAGGTCGAGGATGTTGTAAGTGAGGGATTAAATAAACCTGTTCGGATTCATTATGATAACTATAAATTAAGTATTCGCGTATTTCATAAAGACATACCTAACAAGTGGGAATGGTCAAAAAACTTAGTTGAGAAAGGGAAATGGCTTGTACCTATAGGTCAAAGTTTAGAAGAGCTAATTTATCATGATTTTGATAAAACACCACACATGACTTTAGGTGGTTTAACACGAATGGGAAAAACCGTATTTTTAAAAAATGTAATGACATCTCTTATTACAGCACAATCAGATTATACGTATTTATACATTGTCGATCTAAAAGGCGGTTTAGAATTTGGACCATATCAAAATTTAAAGCAAGTTGAATCTATAGCAGAAAAACCGATTCAAGCATTTCAAGTTTTAAATACGATTCTTGAAAAAATGGAAGAGAAGATGTGTTATATGAAGGAAAGGCACTATACAAACGTTGTAGAAACAAATATAAAAGAACGATATTTTATCATAGTGGATGAAGGGGCTGAACTTTGCCCTGATAAAAGCATGGGTAAAGAACAGCAAAAGTTATTAGTGGCTTGTCAGAGAATGCTTTCTTATATAGCAAGGATTGGTGGGGCGCTTGGGTTCAGATTAATTTTTTGTACACAGTATCCAACAGGAGATACATTACCACGACAAGTTAAGCAAAATTCAGACGCAAAGCTGGGGTTTAGATTACCGACACAAACGGCTTCTCAAGTGGTTATAGATGAATGTGGATTGGAATCGATTAAAAGTATACCCGGACGTGCTTTGTTTAAAACGGATAGGCTAACAGAAATTCAAGTACCTTATATTTCTAATGAAACGATGTGGAATGAACTACAAAAATACGAGGTGGAGAAACATGAACATACAAACACATATCAAATTGAATCGTCAGATGATGATTCTGACCTCGATTAGAAAGCTTAAATTTGCTACACGTAGGCACTTAATGTCTATACACGATTTAGGTGGTATAAGAAATGCAAACCGTATATTAAAGGATTTAAGTCCATTTGTTAACAATACCGTATATAAAAAAGAATATGTATATTACTTAAATAAAAAAGGGCGCGCGCTATTCGATGATACAGAAAAAATAGTACCAACAATTCGATTAGCACATAGCCTTATGAGAAATGAAGCGTGGCTCTATCTGTTTTGTCCCGACGACTGGCAGATAGAAACACCTATACGTTATAAAATAGATGATAAAAAGAAGACAATTATTCCAGATGTGAAATTTCGAGATGAAGAAGAAATTTTAAATGCTGTTGAAATAGATCGGACACAGATGATGAATATAAATAGCGAGAAGCTCAAAAGGTACGGGGAATTTACTATGTATTATAAAAATAAATATAACGGAAAAGTACCGATTATCCATTTTTTCACGGTTACCAAATACAGAGAAAAGAAATTGGAAGAGTTGGCAGCTGAATATGATGTTTTCATGAAGGCTTATGTAATAGGAGAAATTTAA